GAATATATTTCTGGAATTACTTTTTCTGGAGGAGATCCGTTAAATGAAAATAACAGAGTTGAAGTTTGTAATTTAATTCATCAAATTCGATTGAAATATGGTAAAAGTAAATCTATTTGGATTTATACTGGATACACTTGGAATGAAATTATAGAAGAAGCATTTCCTATTTTAACAGATATTTTGTTAAATACAAATGTAATTGTAGACGGTATGTTTAAGAAAGATTTGGCAGATGTAAATTATCATTGGGCTGGATCAACTAATCAAAGAGTAATTGATGTGCAGAGATCACTCGAAGAGAAAAAGATCGTTCTGTATAAAGATGACATTAATAATGATTGATAAGCTATTAAAGCTTTGATATAAAAATTTAATTAAACAAAATACGGAGAAAAAGGAGAACTAAAAACATGGCAGAAATTACAATGAAATCAACAAAGGCAGAAATTATGGAAGCGTATAAGGCAGCAGTGGAGAAACTTGATACAAGAGACAGAATGATTGATGATCCTGCAAAAGAAGCAGCGAGGGCTAAAAAGGTAGAAGTGATTGCATCTGCAGATAAAACAGCTAAAGAAGATATTTTTAATCCAGAGATTATTAAGAAATACAATGATCTTACAGAAGCTATTGAAATTAAACAGCTTGAGTTAGATGAATTATATGGCATTGAGACAAAAGCAAATGCTATGGCAGCCATGATTAATGCATATAAAGAGAAAAATGAAGAGTTAAAAGAGGCTCAGGCAGCGAAAGAAGCAGAGATTGAAGCTGAATTGGGTGAGAAAAAAGATGCACTGAAAGCTGAAATTGAGGCACTAAAGCAGCAGAAACAGGAAATTATTGATTCTGTCAATGCAGAAGCTAAAGCAAGAGAAAATGAAATTAAATTAACTCGTAGTCGTGAGGAAGATGAATATACCTATAATCTGAAACGTAGTCGTAAAGCTGAAAATGATAAGTGGGAAGATGAGAAAGCTGCTAGAGAAAAGATTTTGGAACTTAGAGAAACAGCGGCTCTTGAGAAAGAAACAGAACTGAATGCAAAAGCTGATCATGTAAAGGAATTAGAAGCAAAAGTAGAAGAGATTCCGACATTGATTGCAGCAGCAACAGAGGAAGGTATTAAAAAAGGTAGAGCCGATGCTGATAAATCAAATGCGTTTGAGGTCAGAGCACTTAAGAAAGATGCTGAATATCAGAAACAGCTTCTGGAAGATAAAAATGAAAGACTTACAGATGATCTGGCTAATGCGAGAGCAGAAAAAGTTGAATTACAGCAGAAACTTGACGATGCATATGCTCAGATGAGAGAACTTGCTGCTAAGACTGTAGAATCTACCGGTGGAGTTAAAATTCTGAACGGTCAGACTCAGCAGAATAATAAATGATAATTTAATTATACGGTATGCGTAAGAACACGCATACCGTAGTAAGGAGAATTATATGAATCCGGTATTTATATTTTTAGTATTAGTTGGAGCAGTAATTTTATGGTTTCTATTATCTGCATTGTTTTATCCATTTGGTAGATTCTTACATAGGATCTGGAAAGATGCAGCAGATGAAATAAACAGAGAAGAAAATAAAGAAAAAGATAAGGAGAATGAGTAATGAGAAAAGGATTTTTAGGTGGGGTTGGATTAGCAGTAATAATTGTAGCAGGATTAATTTGTGTAGCAAAGTGTACGGTAAGAGTTCCTGCTGGTTATGTAGCTGTAGAATACAAGATGAACGGCGGAATTTCAAATGATACTCTTCCACAGGGATGGCATTTGATTTCACCTACAGTAAAAACATCACTGTATTCAATTGGTATTGAACAGTCTTATCTGACTTCAGAAGATAAAGGTGATTCACCAAAAGATGAGAGTTTTAAAACACCTACTGCTGATGGAAAACAGCTTCTTGTTGATTTGGAATTCTCTTATAAGTTCGATCAGGATCAAGTTGCTGATGTATTTACAAGATTTAAAGGTCAGTCCGGTGAAAGTGTAAAAAATACTTTCATTAAACCAAAGATGAAAGCGTGGACACAGGAAGTAACTGCTAAATATCCGGTAACAGATGTATTTGGTGATAAACGCCAGGAACTGAATGAAGCACTTGACAAATACTTGAAAAAGAAATTTGAGCCATATGGAATTATCATTGATACTGTAAACTTTACTTCGATTTCAACCGATGATGAAACTCAGGCAGCTATTCAGAAGAAAGTAAATGCACAGCAGGAACTGGAACTTGCAAATATTGAAGCTAAGACTGCAAAGGTACAGGCAGATAAAGATAAAGAAGTTGCTCTTATTGCAGCAGAACAGGATAAAGAAAAGGCCGCTATTGAGGCTGAACAGGCGAAGATCACTGCTGAAGGTAAAGCGGAAGCAACAAGAATTAAAGCGGATGCTGAAGCAGAAGCAAATAAGAAAATTGCTGAGTCTCTTACTCCAGAGCTTATTGAGAAACAGAAAATTGATAAATGGAATGGTGATGTGCCGAAGGTGCAAGGTGGAAATGCAGCAACAATTGTTGACGCAGGAGACTTAACATCAGGAACGGCAACTGTAAAAGGAGAATAATATGACGGGAATTTTACTTATTATTGTGTCATTATTGGCATTAGCTTTAAGTTGGATCGTAACATGTGTAATTATAAAATTGATCACATTATGTTTCGGGGTCGCTTTCAGCTGGTTGATTGCTACAGGAATTTGGCTTGTATTCTTATTACTGAAATCAGTATTTGGGAAATAAGCAGATATGGTTAAGTTTAAAACGTATGAAGGTTATTTATTAAATATAATTAAATCAGAAGAGGAGAATGAACAAATGGCAAAATTAACAGGGTATTATGCAGTAGCAGTAATTGAAGAAGTAACTTGTTGTTGTAAAAAAGACTATTATTATGCAGTTTTTGATGACGGTAATACATATAAGGCCGGGGACCAGGTTTTAGTAAGTGGTTGTAATAAGGATGTTCTGACTATTAAAGAAATTTTAACAGTACCGGAAGCAGAAGTAAAATATAATAAAAATATTACTGCTGAAATATATAATAAAAATATTACTGCTGAAATTATCTGTAGAGTTGATACATCTGCATATGACCAGCGTGTTGAAAATAGAAAGAAAGCTGAGAAGCTAAAAAAAGATATGGATGCAGTTATTAAACAGATGGATGTAACAAAGAAATATGAAATGTATGCGGCTGAGAATCCGGAACTGGCGGCCTTGCTTGATCAGTATAAGGAGTTAACGAAATAATGATTAAAACGATATTAAAAAATATTGTGTTTTTCATTATCAGTGTGATATGCATGAGCGTTGTTATGAATAATGTTGTTCCGGATGGTTATTGGCCTTCTGCAATATCATTACTTATGTTAAGCGTTAACTACTTCATTTGGGGGTTATGCCAATAATCTGGGTAACCGGAGATACGCATGGGGATTGGATCCATAGAGTTAATATGGATTCTTTTCCCGAACAGCGTGAGATGTCGAAGGACGATTATGTGATAATTCTTGGAGATTTTGGGATATGGAGAGATTCACCGCAGCAAAGGTGGTATCTGAATTGGCTTGAAGAGAAGCATTTCACAACACTCTTTATTGACGGAAATCATGAGAATTACGATATATTAGATTCTTATCCGGTAGAAGAATGGCATGGTGGTAAGGTGCATTTTATTAAACCATCGATAATTCATCTTATGAGAGGACAGGTATTTGATATAGACGGATTAAAATTCTTTACCTTTGGAGGGGCTGCCAGTCATGATATTTCAGATGGAGTATTAGAGATTGACGATCCAAGAGTAAAGGAATGGAGAGATGATCCAGATAAAATGTACCGAATCAATCATATTTCATGGTGGGAACGAGAAATGCCAAATCAAGAAGAGATGGATGAGGGTATAAAGAATCTGGCAGAACATAATAATAAGGTAGATTTTATCTTAACACATTGTACAGCTTCTTCTACAGCAGCATTATTATCACATGGACTATATAAGCCGGATAAGTTAACAAATTATCTGGAAGAAATAAGGCGCAATGTTGATTATAAGCGTTGGTTGTGTGGGCATTACCACGACAATAAAGCAATAACAATAAAAGATATAGTTATATATGAACAGATTGTGAGGATCGCATAATGGTAGATATATCAGAACTTACAGAAAGTGTTAAGGGTTACATTGAAGGATTGCAAGCTGTATTACAAAGAAAATATCAAATTTCAGAAGAGAAGGCTTTAAATATGATTACTTCTTCTTATATTATGGATTCTCTTATAGATTACCCAGAAGAGACGTTACATGATGATATTGAAGCACATGCAGATAATATATATGAAGACCAAGTATCAAAAACAGAACGGTTATTGTTAGAGGCCGGATACGAGGGAACGATATTTTTTACAAATCCATCTTATGAAGATGCGTTTCTTGGTATTTCTTCTGATGATAGAGCAATATATGATTACGAAAAAATGGTTGAATCTTTAGTTAACCATGAGGATATGACAGAAGATGAGGCTAGAGAATTTATAGATTACAATGCGACGTTCTATATTGAAGGTGGACCAATTATTTTGTATAGACTGGAGGAATAGTAATGCCGGAACGTAACAGAGGGTATTTGAGAAAGCAAAGACTACGAAATATTGAACGTAGAAAAAAATTAATAAGTCAACGAGAACTTATGTATCATGGATATAAAACTTTGAACGATCCTGATTTTAAAGATGGGATGTTACATAAAGGACACAGTGGACGACTTGGCATGAGTGGAACTGCAGTAAAAACTAATACTCGTAAAGGACATGCTTCATATCGACATAAAGGTGCTTATGGTCCGGCAGATAATTATTCAAGACATGATAAGCAGCAAGTTGAAGATGGGGTACAGCAAATTAAAGAATGGGAGAATGAAGATGAAAGCAGAGAAAAAGAAGGTTCTGATTGTGATTGATGTACAGAATGATTTTGTAACCGGTTCACTTGGTACGCCGGAAGCTCAAGCTATTATTCCGAATGTAAAAGAGAAATTTGATGAATATAAGAATAATAAGAACTATGTAATTCTTACAAAGGATACTCATCATTCAGATTACGCAGATACTTCAGAGGGCAGAAAACTTCCTGAACATTGTATGTATGGTACTAAAGGTTGGGAAATTGTTGATGAACTTGATTATAAAAATCTCGATAGTTTTATGGTATGTTGTAAATCTACTTTTGGATTTGATGACTGGGATTGGGAAGAAACATTTGGTATCGCATATGATTCTTCTTTATTAGATATTGAAATTATTGGAGTATGCACAGATATCTGTGTCATTACGAACGCTCTTTTGATTAAAACTTATTATCCAGAGGCAAAAATCACAGTTGATGCATCATGCTGCGCAGGATCAACACCGGAAAAGCATAAAGCGGCTCTTGATGTAATGGAAAGCTGCCAGATTAATGTAATCAATAGAAATTAAATTAAACAATGGAGGGAATTAAAATGATGAATAATTTTATGAATGGAATGTTTGGAAAAATTGGTAGTGGAATGTGTAAGTTATCTATGAGTGGTAATATCGCAGTAAAAACCTCTAATGGATATAAGAGTTACAATGTTAAATCCGGTAAGCTCACAAACTGTGGAAATTTTGTATTCCCAGGAGTAGATGAAAACTTTTTCTTCGTCATTCCAACAAATAAGGTGGCTAAAGGAGACATCATCCTTGTAAATGGCAAACCTAAGTGCGTCATCGAAGCAGATAAAACAAAGATCACTGTAATCAATTATGAAGATTCTACAGTTGAAACAATTCTGCCGGAGCGCCATGTATTTATGGGAAATACTTATTTCTATGGAAAAATTGTATCTATGTTCGGAAGTAATCTTGGAAAAGATAAAAATAGTGCAAATAAAATCTTTAAATATATGATGATGTCCCAGATGATGAATGGAGCGGCCGGTACCGGAACTGGAACAGACAGTAATCCAATGAGTGCTATGATGCCATTTATGATGATGAATGGTGGTATTGGTGATGTATTTGACGGTATGTTTGATTTTAGCATGGATGATACAGACACAGAAGATAGTGAAGATGATTTAGAGGAGGATGAATAATTATGGGAAGCGGAAGTTGGGATACTAGAAGTTTTGTAAGTTATTCAACATCAAAAGGATATGGCACTGATTCACGAGGAGTAGTTACAGGAAGTTATTCTAATCAGGAAATGTTTAAAGCAAAAAATATTGATGCAGCACTCGATCCTAAAGGTGTTATTAGAGAATGTTGTGATAATGAAGAGCATCCGAATACTTTACCAGTCATTTTAGCTTTGGATGTCACAGGATCTATGGGACAGACCGCAGTAGAAATTGCAAAAAGACTTAATGAAATCATGACAAAATTATATGGTCAGATTAAAGATGTAGAATTTATGATTATGGGTATTGGTGATTTAGCATATGATAATTATCCAATTCAGGCATCACAGTTTGAATCCGATATTAGAATTGCGGAGCAGCTTGATAAAATCTATTTTGAATTTGGCGGCGGAGGTAATTGTTTCGAGTCATATACTGCTGCTTGGTATTTTGGATCTCGTCATACAAAACTTGATTGTTGGAATAGGGGTAAAAAAGGCGTAATTATCACAATTGGGGACGAACGTCTTAATCCGTACTTACCAGTATCAGGACGACGCTCTGGATTAGGAATTACAACTGGCGATACGCTTCAGGCCGATGTAGAAACTAAAGATTTATATATGGAAACATCTGAGAAATTTGATATTTATCACATTAATGTAAATCATCGTGATGGATATGACCAGAGAGGAATAGTTGAGTCTTTTTCAGAGTATCTTGATGATAATCATTTTAGGACCATTAATCGTCTTGATGATATTGCAGATGAAATTGTAAAGATTGTAGTTGCGGCTGCAGAAAATAATGAACCTGTAGTAGTCTCATCCACTGTAATTTCTGCAGAGACAGATGAATCAGGAGCTATTGTTTGGTAAGGAGAATAACTTATGAAAGATATAAAAATTGTCATCGGAGCAAACTTTGGTGACGAGGGCAAGGGCAAATTAACAGATTATTATACTAAAAATGCAGATAACTGTATCGTTGTGTGTTCAAATGGCGGTGCCCAGAGAGGACATACAGTATTAAAATCAGATGGAACCCGGCATGTCTTTCACCATTTCGGCTCTGGAACATTAAACGGAGCAGATACTTATTTACCGGAGGATTTTATTTTAAATCCTCTGGTATTTAGGGAAGAATGGGAAGAGTTGAAGAAATTAGGATGGGAACCTTATGTGTACGTTCATGAACAATGTATGATTACGAATCCTCTTGATATGATGGCAAATCAAATTATTGAGCGAAGTCGCGGTAATAATAAACACGGAAGTTGTGGAATGGGTATTTATAATACCATTCAACGATATAAAAAGCATATTGATTCATATTCATTATCATGGACATATTATATGAACATGTTCAAAAACATGGGAATTACGTTATCTGAGCAGGAAGAAGAATTATTTCATCCCGTAAAAAATCCTGGGCTTCGAGACCATTACAATGAAGATCTTGATTTTATGATGTCTCATGTACATGTTGTAAATAATATTCAATTACTACTTAATGGATACGACACCATTGTGTTTGAAAATGGTCAGGGGCTTCTTTTGGATCAAAATAATACTGAATATTACCCACATCTTACACCATCAAATACTGGTATTAAGAATCCTGCCAGAATTATAAAGGCTATAAGATGGACTGATGAAATTAATATAGAAGCTTGTTATGTGACACGTACATATATGACGCGGCATGGAGCCGGTGCGTTCCCAACTGAATGTAATAAGGAAGAGATTAATCCGGACATCAAAGATTTAACCAATGTTCCAAATCCACATCAGGATACTTTGAGATATGGGAAGTTAAATGTTGAAGAACTATATGAAAGATGTCAAGCAGACATAATAAGTGCAGGTTTTCCGTGTCAAAAAACATTGGCTATAACTCATTTTAAAGAATATTGGGAGCCAGTTGCACTTATACGTGAAACGTTCAAGAAAAGTAACTGGGGATTTAGTATTTTTCATAAGGAAGAGAATTAAATTGAATAAAGTAAAAGAACAAATTATGCAATTATCACAAAAACCAGAATGTATAGATTTAATGCTGCATGACGATTTAAAAGACGATTATTCTTTCAGAACAAATATTCAAGATATAGCATCTTTACTGAGTGGGATATTAAATATTATGCAGCAAGCAAATCTTACTGATAAAGAGCTTGCCGAACTAGAACAATTATATAATGAAAGATATGAAACTAATAAGTCTGGATTGGGAACCAGTAACTGTATTACATGGTAGAAAGGTGATTTGAATGATTAAATTAAACGATGTAGAAATCAAACTTGATAAATATCCGGATGGAACATTCTTATTTAAGGATATTCCTCCTATTGGCGGATGGCACAGAGATAATATTGAATGGTTCTTTGAATCAATGGAAGAGTTAACAGCAGTTGAATATATTACTAGATATTGTTGGGATCATAGAGTAGTGCCTAATTTATATATGCCTTATATCCCAGATGCACGTATGGACCGAGTTAAGCATAAGAACGAATTATTTACTTTAAAATATTTTGCTCAGACTATTAATTCATTACATTTTGGAAAAGTAGAAGTTTTAGATCCACATTCTGATGTATCTGCCGCATTATTTAATAAAGTACATGTAGAATCCCCGAATCGAATGATTGAGGATGCTGTTAAGAAGATTGCGAGTAATAACCTTATGATGTTTTATCCGGATGCGGGATCCATGAAGCGATATTCTTCAGCAGTACATCTTCCATATGCTTTCGGTATTAAGAATAGAGATTGGGAAACGGGAGAGATTAAAGGTTTAGATTTATCAGGTGAAATTGATCAGTTACCAGGTAAAGATATCCTTATTGTAGATGATATTTGCAGCAGAGGCGGAACTTTTTATCACAGTGCTAAAAAACTGAAAGAGGCCGGTGTAGGTAAGATTTATCTTTATGTTACTCATTGTGAAAATACTGTTTATGATGGAGAGCTTCTGAAAAACAATGGACTGATAGAGAAGATTTATACGACAGATACGATTTTGACAAATCTGGAAAGTCCTAAGATTGAACTTGTTGAGAGATTTAGATAAGGAGGCATTATGAAACCAATTATTAGTCCTTGGTTGATTTATTTCGCTAGTAGAGCAGATAATTTAACGACATTTTTTGGAGTGATCGCAGGAATATGCAGTATTATTGCTATAGGTGCTTTCTTTGCCGGATTAGCCGGATATGACGAACCATTTAAGTTTAGAAAAACTATTAGCAAATCAATTATCGGATGTGTTGTAATGACTATCATTACAATCATGACACCTAATACAGAAACAATATATACGATGGCAGTTGTAAATGAAATCACACTAGATAATATTCAAACAATTGGCAAAACTGGTAAAGATGTAGTTGATTATATCACAGATCAGATTGATAAAATTGTAAATGACAATAAGAATGATGATACAGAAGAGAATGAAAAATAATGAAGCCGATGATTAGTCCTTGGACGATTTATTTTGCAAGTAGAGCAGATGCAGTGGGGACTTTATTTCTGATTGTTGCAATAGTTGCATTTGCGATATGTTTTATAGGATTTGATGATTTAACAAATAATGGATTTAAACTATTTATTTCAATTGGGATTATTTCTGTAATTTTAACAGTTCTTACACCAACTACCGAAACCGTTTATACAATGATGGTTGCAAATGAACTTACATCGGACAATGTTCAAGCAATTGGGAAAACCGGCAAGGATGTTATTGATTACATTACTGATCAGATTGACAAAGTTGTAAACGACAAAGAGGAGAATAAAAAATAATGAATACAATGGCAATTTTACTCTCAGACACATATAAACAGATACATAATAAAATCTATCCAAAAGGACTGACGAAATTAGTATCTTACTGGACCCCACGAAGATCAATGCTTAAGAATCAGAACAAAATGGTATTCTTTGGTCTACAGGCATTTATTGAAGAGTATCTGGTCGATTATTTTAATAAAAACTTTTTTGAATTAACAGCAGCAGAAGTTGAGCATACATATAAATACAGTATGGATATACAGTTAGGAAATAGTTATGACCTAAAGCCTATTATGAAACTTCATAAATTAGGTTATCTTCCAATTCAGATACGTGCTATCCCGGAGGGAACATTAGTACCAATGGGCATCCCATGCATCGAAATTACAAACACACATCCAGATTTTGCTTGGGTAGTACAGTGGATCGAATGTATCCTGCAGGTTGAACTCTGGAAACCATGTGCTCATGCAACAATTGGTCATATGTATAGAGAACTTGCAAATGACTACTATAAAATGACCTGTGATGACTTTTTAAGACCTGAAATGGCATGCTCAGATTTTGGTATGAGAGGAATGTCTTGTATGGAAGAGGCAGTAAGATGTTCATCTGCTTGGTTATTATCATTTGATAAGACAAGCACAATTCCTGCTATTGATTATATAGATACATATTATGATGCTTGTTGCTGGACTGAAAAGATTGGAATTGGGGCTGTATCAACAGAGCATAGCTGCATGGCTTCAAACTTTGCAGTAGACGGTGATGAAATCACATTTGTAAAAAGACTACTTACAGAACTATATCCTAATGCATCTTTTAGTATGGTATCTGATACATATGATTACTGGAACATGATTGATAATATTCTTCCGGCTTGTAAAAAAGAAATCATGCAGCATAATGGTAAACTTCTGGTTCGTCCAGATTCCGGAGATATGGTAGAAATTGCTGTAGAGACAATTGAAAAGCTTTGGAATACATTCGGCGGAACAGTAAATAGCAAGGGATATAAAGTGCTTGATCCGCACATTGGAATTATCTATGGAGACGGATGTACTCTCAACAATGTAGAACAGGTATGGGAAGAACTTAAAGAAAAAGGATTCGCTGCAAACAATATCGTATTCGGGGTCGGAGCATTTTGCTTCTCAGCAGTTATAGAACCCGATGGACATATAGTTGTTGTAACTAGGGATATGTTTGGTATTGCTATGAAAGCTACATATGGAATTGTTAATGGCGAGCCAATTATGATCTATAAAGATCCAAAAACCGACACGAGTCATTTGAAAAAGTCTCATAAAGGGTGTTGTTGTATATATCACGATGACAATGGAGAGTTGCAATGCATGGATGGATTTAATGATGTATTTCGTGACGGAGTATTAAGAACTGTATTTAAAGACGGTGAAATGTATCATAAAGAAACATTTGAAGACATTAGAGAAAGATTAAACAGAGGAAACAAAGATGAGTAAAATTACAGATTATTTATTAAAAGATGATGTGATTGTAGTAATTGCTTGTTCAAAGAGTCCTTCTAGTGAGATCCCCGGCAAAAAGGCTTTTATCAAAAACAACTATGATTTACCTGATGACAATATCTATTTTGTTGCAAATAAAAATACAAAATTAATAATTCTTGAAGAGTTACAAGCAAAGTTGCATTTAAAGCCGTCTCAGATTGCAATTGTAGAAGATACAGTGAAAACTTTGGATTATATTCGTGCACATAGCGATTTTGTAACCGTACATGTTTCATCATTTATGGAGTAAAGAGGAGTAAAGAGAATGAATTTACAAAGTATTAGTAGATATATAAGTCTTATATTAAGACATAAGCCTGAAGTTATTGGTATTACTATAGATGAACATGGTTGGGCGAATGTAGAAGAACTGATTCAGGGTATTGAGAAGAATAATCCAGAATTTAATATGGAAGCTTTAGAAGAAATTGTACGGACTGACAATAAGCAGCGATATTCTTTCAATGATGATAAGACATTGATCAGAGCGAATCAGGGACATTCAATTCCGGTAGATGTAGAACTGGAAGAGAAAGAGCCACCTAAAATTCTTTATCATGGAACTGGCGAGAAATATATAGCGTCTATCGATCAAAATGGATTGATTCCTAAAAGTCGTTTATATGTTCATTTGTCAAAAGATGTTGAAACCGCCAAAGCTGTCGGCAAGAGACATGGTAAAGAAGTTGTTTATTCTATCAATAGTGAACAGATGTACAAAGATGGATACAAATTTTACTTATCTAAAAATGGAGTTTGGCTGACTAAAAGGGTTCCAATGAAATATTTAATGAAGGAGGTATAAAAATGAGTAGTACATATTTTACGGATTCAGTTTCAGATCTTTGTCAGGGGATTATTGATAAAGTAGATACTTATGAAAAACGAATTAAATACTTAGAAGAAGAAAATAAAAAACTCAAAGATGAGCATTATAAAGATTCTGAAATGCAGAGAATGGAATCAGAACTGAAAAAAGCGAAAGAGGATCTGTATAGAGGATTTCCAATTTCAGAAAAAGAACAAGAGAAAATCAGAGAGTGGGAATTAAAACATGATGCTGAGAAACATGGTTTGAAAACTATGGAACAGAGATTGAGAGCTGGGGGATGTTGTGGCGGAAGATATACATATCAATTTGTTCCCACAAGTATTGGAACTATTGGAGAAGTGATTTGCTCCTGTGGCGAGAAGTTTACATTTCAGGATTTATAGGAAAAGATTTATGATTAAAATTATTGAAGGTAATATCGTTAATGCAAAGACAGATTTTATAATTCATCAGGTTAACTGCCAAGGAGAAATGAACACTGGAGTCGCTAAAGCATTAAGAGATTATGATGAAGGTATTTATAAACACTATAGAAAGTTTTGTGAATTCTGTAAGTTCGAGTCGGAAGAACTACTTGGAACGTGTGATGCATATTTATTGAAAGATAGAGGTCAAATTGTATTATCTTTATTCGCACAAAATAAATATGGATATGATGGTAAACAGTATACAGATATTGAAGCTTTTAGAGATGGTTTAAGATATATTTCGCAACATTTTGGAGTATGGCGTGAAAAAAATGGACTAGAAGGAAAAGATCTTTGTAGAACCTCAGTAGCACTTCCGTATAAGATTGGTTGTGGAAGAGGAGGAGCTGATTGGGAAGTGATTTATAAAATCATTGAAGGGGAACTTAAAGATTATGATGTGGAATTATGGAGGCTGGATGAATGAGCGAGGCGATGAATATTATTATAGCCGGTTCACGAAATTTTGATGATTATCGTTTGCTTAAGAAAACTGTGTCAGATTATATCGAAGAGAATCAAGTTAATAACACTCAGCAAATTAGAGTTATCAGTGGTGGTGCAAAAGGTGCAGATAGGCTTGGTGAATGTTATGCGTTTGATAATGGTTACTCCGTTATAAGATTTCAAGCGTTATGGGGAGTTTATGGAAAGTCTGCCGGTCCTAGACGTAATAATGAAATGGCAAAATTTGCATCAGAATCAGGCTCTGGTACGTTGATCGCATTTTGGGATGGTGAATCGAGAGGTACAAAAAATATGATTGATACTGCCAGAAGATATGGATTACATGTAATTGTAGTTGAATATGAAAAAGATTCGGAGGAATTAAATGAACAGAAAAGATAATACATTAGAAGGAATAGGTGCGTTTACAGTAATCATCCTTGCGATTTTCACTCTTGTTATTAGTCCGGCATTATCATTTATGTTTGCTTACATAGGTGGATGTATACTGAAATTTTTTGTAGGAGACGCATTGGTTAATGGACTAAATATCATATTTAATACAACTAGATTTACGAAACCAAAATGCGATCAAGG